TCCTTTATAGTCCCTATGGATAGAGTTATTACTGTTGTAGAAGTTGATGCTGAGGTAGAAGCATTCTATGAGATGTCTATTCAAAAGATAGATCCAGAAAAAGAAAAGACTCCCCCTAGGAATCAAGGAAGAGTCGGATCTGTTGAGGAGTCTAGAGCAATTCTAGAATCTATATTTAAAAGAAATAATAAATGGTCCTAATATGTCTTTGAACCTGCTACACAGTTAGTGTACACCTATTTGAGACCTTTGTCAAGCTTGACGTGGACATCGTAACATAGTATACTGTAAGTAACCAAACTCATTGGTATGAAAAAGAAGTCAGAACACTACGTTAATAACAAAGAATTCCTTCTTGCCCTTGTAGATTTCAAGGCAGAATGTAAGGTTGCTGAGGAAAATGGAGAACCCAAACCCCGCATCAACAATTACATAGGAGAATGTTTTCTTAAGATAGCAACGCACCTGTCATACAAACCTAACTTCGTCAACTATATGTTCAGAGAGGACATGATATGTGATGGTATAGAAAATTGTGTACAGTACATAGGAAACTTTGATCCAAGCAAGTCAAGTAACCCTTTCGCATATTTTACACAGATAATATACTATGCTTTCTTACGTAGGATTTCTAAAGAGAAGAGACAATTAGAGATAAAGAACAAAATTATAACAAAATCAGGGTATGATCAGCTGTTCCACAGTGATGGCAACGATGATCACTCAGCAATGAACAGCATAAAAGAAAACGTACAGGTAAAATCAAATTGAATATAGCAATTATAACTGATCAGCACTTCGGTGCTAGGAAATCTAGTCGACATTTTCATGACTACTTCCTTGACTTCTATGACAACGTATTCTTTCCATACCTAGAGGAGAATAATATAAAAATACTACTAGATTTAGGTGATACATTTGATAATCGTAAGAATGTAGACATCTGGTCAGTAGATTGGGCAAGAAATAATTACTTCAATAGACTACAAAAAATGGGGGTCGAGGTTCACTCACTCGTGGGGAACCATACTGCCTATTTTAAGGACACAAACAGCGTAAATACACTAGATAATTTCCTTGGTGAGTATGACAACGTACACATATATTCTGAACCAACACAGGTGATGATAGGTGACTTAGAAATACTGTTCATACCATGGATAAATGCTGAAAATCAGGAAAATACCTATAAAATGATAGAAGATACCACTGCTACTGTAGCGATGGGTCATCTAGAACTCAGTGGGTTTGAAGCACATAAAGGATTTACCATGACACATGGTATAGATAAGCAACTTTTCTCTAAATTTGACCAAGTTTTCAGTGGTCACTACCACACTAAGTCACACCATGGTAACTGTCACTACCTAGGTAACCCCTACCATATCTACTGGAACGACTGGGGTGACGAGAGAGGGTTCCATGAGTACAATACGACCACAAAAGAGAAGAAATTCATAGAAAATCCCTATCGTATCTTCGACAAGATTTTTTATGACGAGAGGAAACTACCTGACGCTAGGCAGTACAAGAATAAGATGGTCAAGGTCATCGTTGAGAACAAAAAAGACACTCAAAAGTTTGAATATTTCATCTCACAACTCTATGTTAATGGTGTACATGACATCAAAGTGGTAGAGGATTCCGCATACGACTCTGAGTTTTCTGATGATATAGATATAGAAAAAGAAGATACCCTCACACTGTTAGAAAACTATGTAAATGGTATGGAATACCATGATAAGGAAGGTATCAAATCAATTCTCAAATCCCTTTACGTTGAAGCACTGGAGCTAGTCTAATGTACATCTTAGCACTCAAAGGACAGGAGGACTTGGGTGCGTATTCCGTCGAAAGAGACGGTAAGAAGACACTTTACCTCTTTGTTGACAAAGACGACGCAATACGCTATGCTAGGTTATTGGAAGCAAACGACTACCCATTGATGAATGCGGTAGAAGTGTCGCCAGATGAAGCGATTGGTACTTGTAAAAAGTATAATCACCCATATTATGTGGTCAAACCAGACCAAATAGTGATACCTCCTGATTTTTAATTTGTCTAATTATTATGATCGTATTTGAGAAAATTCGTTGGAAGAATTTCCTAGCAACAGGGAACGCTTTCAGCGAAGTTGACTTGATAGGTAGTCCATCGACACTAATTGTTGGTTCCAACGGGGCAGGAAAAAGCACGATGCTTGATGCTATCTGCTTTGTCCTGTTCAAGAAACCTTTCCGTAAGATATCACAAGCACAACTGATCAACGCTGTCAATGAGAAGGAGATGTTGGTCTCTATTGAGTTCAAAATAGGGTCAACTCATTGGCAAGTGAACAGAGGAGTGAAGCCAAATATATTTGAAATTTTTAGAGACGGTACAGCACTCAATCAGGAGTCAAATCAACGTGATCAACAGGTCTGGTTGGAGCAATCTGTACTAAAATTAAACTATAAATCATTTACACAGGTAGTCATACTAGGTAGCAGTACCTTCATACCTTTCATGCAACTCACAGCACCCAATAGAAGGGAAGTTATAGAGGATTTGCTTGATATTAAGGTGTTTTCTACCATGAATGACATCCTCAAAGGGAGAGCAAAAGGACTACGTGACAGCATAACACAGGCAACGTATGACCTTGACCTAATCAAGGAGAAAGTAGAGATACAACAGCGATTTATAGAGGATATTAAGGCAAATCAGAAGAAACAGAGGGAACTAAAGAGTACGGATATCCACACGTTACAGACTGAGGTAGATGTGCTAGAGGATAACATCATAAAGTCAGCAGAAACAGTAGATTTGCTCCAAAATGAGGCAGATTCTATAGGTGATGTGACCTCTAAGTTAAATGAACTGAAGGTGTACCAGTCTAAGTTCAATGACAAGAAGAAAACACTTAATAAGGAGATGAAATTCTATGAAGAAAACGATAGATGCCCAACTTGTAGCCAAACTATTACAGAACGAAGCAAAAAGACCCATCAACAGGGAATTAGCGACCAACTCAATCAAATTGCAAGTGCCACAGTGGATCTTAAACAGAAGCTTGAAGAGATCAAGGAGCAAGTATCACTAAAAGAGGGTAAAATCAAGGAAATTAGGGACATTCAGAGCAATATTTCATCCGACACCAAGGAGATCAGGTGGAAGAAAAAATCTATGAAGAAGATACAAGAAGAGATCAACGCACCTAACACAGATAACCTAAAAAGAGAGCAAAATAACCTAAAAACACTGGTAAAAGAGGGTCTAGAGGGAGAGACAGCACTCAAGGAAACTAAGAAGGTCAAAGAAAATTTTGATGTGTGTTCATCACTGCTCAAGGACACTGGAATCAAGTCTCAGATCATCAAAAAGTACCTTCCGATCAAGAATCAACTGATTAATAAGTATCTTAACGAGTTAGATTTCTATGTGTCATTTGATCTTGATGAAAACTTTGAGGAGACTATAAAATCTAGGTTCAGAGACGAATTTTCTTACGCATCCTTCTCAGAAGGAGAGAAAATGAGGATAGATCTAGCACTTCTATTCACATGGAGAACCATTGCTAAGATGAAGAACAGTGCCAACACTAATTTACTGATACTTGACGAGATATTTGACAGTTCTCTGGATATAGCAGGAACTTATGACTTTATGAAGATTCTGAGGTCATTTAATGATAGTACTAATGTATTCATCATCTCTCACAAGACTGATGTACTTCAAGATAAGTTTGAAAGGATATTAAAGGTAGAAAAGAGACAAAATTTCTCTGTAATCAATGAAGAAAGGGAGGGTTGACACCTCCTTTTTTTATGCTATACTATATTTGTTGGACGCAACATGGGAGTGACTGAATAAACTTACTGGCAACCGCTGGTTAAGGTGATGAGACACAGGTGGTGCTGCTACCGCAGGGTAGAACCGATCAACCAATCGGGTCTCAGGCAATGACGTATTTACTTACTGTAGTAATGCCCGTTATTTGTCGGTACACAGGAATCCGACCTCCCTCTTTTTTAGACCTAAGATGCAACTCAGAGAGTGGGGCAGAGGGTCTTTTTTATATATGAAGAAATTTATTTTTGATGTAGACGGGACTTTAACAGAAAGTCGAAAATATATGGACATAAGTTTTATGTCTGAGTTTATTATTTTTTGCTGCAAATTTGACACCTACTTAGTTACTGGAAGTGATAGAGATAAAACAGTAGAGCAAGTAGGACTTGATGTGTATAATCGTGCGAAAAGAGTTTTTAATTGTTCTGGTGCAGACATATATGAAAAAAATTTTAATGTTTACAAATCTGATTGGAAATTACCTGATGATGTAAAAAGATTTTTACAAGACGAGTTGGATTATAGTCAGTTTCCTTTAAAAACAGGAAATCATATTGAAGAGAGAGCAGGTGGTGTAAACTTTAGCATTTTAGGTAGAAACGCATTATTTGAAGAGAGAGAAATATATCAAGAATGGGATGAAATACATGATGAAAGAATTGATATTGCAGATAGAATAAAAAATCAATTTCCAGACCTTAATGTTCTAGTAGGTGGACAAACAGGATTAGATATATCAAATGATGATAAAAGTCAGATATTAAAATATTTTAGTCCTTTTGATGAAATACATTTTTTTGGTGATATGATGGAAGAAGGACAGAACGATTATCCTTTAGCGAAAGCAGTACAAGAATGGGGTGGTTATCCGCACTGTGTAAAAAATTGGGAGGATACCCGAACTCAACTTAAAAAATTTGTGGTATAATTAATAGTGTACGCTTCGGGTACACAATTTATACTCGCTTATTTAAGGAGAACTATGACTTACTTACAAAAGTATCACACTGCTAATCTTCCAGAATTAATGAAGATTATTTCTAAGAATGGAATTGGTATGGATTCATACCTAGATAATTTTTTCAATTCTTATGAAACCACAACAAACTATCCACCCTACAATCTTATTCATGTAAATAATGTTGAGTCTGTGTTAGAAATTGCACTAGCAGGATTCAGTAAAAAAGAACTTAAGGTTTACACTGAATATGGAAAACTCATTGTCGAAGGAAAAAAAGAAACTAAGGAGACAGGATCCGAGTATGTCTATCAAGGCTTGGCTCAACGATCTTTCAACAGAGCCTGGTCATTATCAGAAGATATTGAAGTCAGGAATGTCGAATTTAAAGATGGATTACTTACCGTTAAGTTGGGTAAAGTAGTTCCAGAACATCACGCTCGTAAAAACTACCTCTAAATATAATTGAGTTCGAGATGGAACTTAGGGATCTTGACGATCCCTTTTTTTTATGATATAATTAAGTGAGAGAAATTAAAAAATGTCAATTAAAATTACTGTTCTTAAATCTGGTGAACAAATTATATCAGATATGAAAGAATTAATGACAGAGGGTGAAGAAAATGCACAAGCATATATGCTTGTAAATCCTCATACTTATGAGATAACTGAAAAACAGTTTATAACAGAGGAAGAGAAAGATTTAGAAGATGGTGATTATGGTATTAATGTTTCACTCCTTCCTTGGTTAATTTTATCAAAAGATAAAAAGATGATTATTCCAACAGATAGTGTTTTAACAGTTGTCGAACCACTTGATTCAGTAACACAACTTTACCTAGATAAAGTAAATAGTTTTGAGATTGAGGAGACAAATGATTAAATGTGTAATGTTAAATGCTCACTGTACCCTTATTACAGAAGTGGTAGAGGTTGATGCAGAGATAGGAGATCCTAATTGTAAATTAATTAAACCATATGTTTATAATAGTATAGATGATATGGTGCCTTGGAAAGCAGATATTACAAATCAAACAGAGTTTATGATAAGGTCGGAAGATATATTGACGATTGCAGACCCTAATGGTACAATTATAGACAAATATACTGAACTAACTGCGTAATGAGATTTTATACCAACGTCCAAATGGTCGGAGATAATTTCTTGGTTCGTGGATATGAAGATGGTAAACACTTTGCAACTCGTGAAAAGTTTTACCCAACACTATTTGTAGATTCAAAGAGAAAGACAAAATATAAAACACTTGATGGTTTGCCCGTTGAACCAATTGAACCTGGCACAGTAAGAGATTGTCGTGAGTTCATTAAAAAATATAATGATGTAGAGAATTTTAATGTTTATGGAAATGAAAGATTTATCTATCAGTATATCTCATCAAAGTATCCAGAAACAGAATTAAAGTTTGATATTGAACAAATTAAATTAACCACGATTGATATTGAGGTTAAATCTGAACTTGGATTCCCTGATGTAGAATCTTGTGCAGAAGAAATACTATTAATTACTTTACAAGATTATACAACAAAACAAATTCGTACTTGGGGTCTTGGTGCATTTAATAATAAGCAAGAGAATGTAATATACAAATCATTTAAAACAGAGTATGAACTACTTACTGATTTTATCAACTGGTGGATGATTGAGGATAATACACCAGAAGTTATTACTGGTTGGAACAGTAAGTTGTATGATATTCCATACCTTTGTCGTCGTATTGACAGAATACTTGGTGAGAAACTGAAGAAGAGAATGTCACCTTGGGGTCTTGTAACTGAAGAAGAAACATTTATTGCAGGTCGTAAACATATTTCATATGATATTGGTGGAGTATCTCAGTTAGACTATCTTGACTTATACAAGAAGTTTACTTACAAAGCACAAGAATCATACCGATTAGATTATATTGCATCTGTTGAACTTGGACAAAAGAAACTTGACCACAGTGAGTTTGACACATTCAAAGACTTCTATACAAAAGGTTGGCAGAAGTTTGTAGAATACAACATCATTGACGTGGAACTTGTTGACCGTTTGGAAGATAAGATGAAACTAATTGAACTTGCTGTTACAATGGCACTCGACGCAAAGGTAAACTTTGTAGATGTGTTCTATCAAGTTCGTATGTGGGATACTATCATATACAATTATCTTAAACAAAGAAATATTGTAATCCCTCCAAAAGCAAGATCAGATAAAGATGCAAAATATGCAGGTGCTTATGTAAAAGAACCAATACCTGGTAAGTATGATTGGGTGGTTTCATTTGACTTGAATAGTCTATATCCGCATTTGATCATGCAATATAATATCTCTCCAGAAACTTTATTAGATCAAAGACATCCATCGGTTACAGTTGATAAAATACTTGCTGAAGATATAAACTTTGAACTATACAAAGATAGTGCTGTTTGTGCAAATGGTGCAATGTATAGAAAAGATGTTCGTGGATTCTTACCAGAGATTATGGAAAAGATATACAAAGATCGAACAGTATATAAACAGAAAATGCTTACAGCAAAGCAAGCATATGAAAAGAAACCTACTAAAACTCTTGAGAAAGAGATTGCTAGGTGTAATAATATCCAGATGGCAAGAAAGATACAACTTAACTCTGCCTATGGTGCGATTGGTAATCAATACTTCCGTTATTACAAACTTGCAAATGCGGAAGCAATTACTTTATCAGGGCAAGTTTCTATTCGTTGGATAGAAAATCGTATGAACACATACTTAAACAAAATATTAAAAACGGAGAATGAAGATTATGTTATTGCTTCAGATACTGATTCTATCTACCTTAACCTTGGTCCTTTGGTGGAACGTATATACAAGGGCAGAGAGAAAACTACTGAGGGCATTGTTTCGTTCCTTAATAAGATCTGTGAGGTGGAACTTGAAAAGTATATTGAAAGTTCTTATGAAACGTTGGCCAACTACGTAAACGCATATGATCAAAAGATGTTCATGAAGAGAGAGAACATCGCAGAACGTGGAATATGGACAGCAAAGAAAAGATACATTTTAAATGTATGGGACAGCGAAGGAGTTAGATACGAAGAACCCAAACTCAAGATGATGGGTATTGAAGCAGTTAAGTCTTCTACTCCTGCACCTTGTCGAACTATGATTAAAGATGCTCTCAAACTAATGATGAGAGGAACTGAAGATGATGTTATCGAATTCATTGAAAATGCTAGAAAAGAATTCAAGTCTCTTCCTCCAGAAGAGATTGCATTTCCTCGAACTGCATCTAATGTTCAGAAGTATAAGTCTTCGTCTGACATTTATGTAAAAGGAACTCCTATACATATACGTGGTGCATTATTGTTTAATTATTATCTTAGGAAGAAAAAGTTAACCAATAAGTATTCTGCTATTGAAAATGGAGAGAAGATTAAATTTCTCTATTTAAAAAAACCAAACACTATACAAGAGAATGTGCTATCATTCATTCAAGACTTTCCTACAGAGTTTGGTTTATCGCAATACATTGATTATGAATTGCAATTTGAAAAAAGTTTTGTATATCCTCTAAAAGCAATTTTAGATGCGATTGGATGGAAAGTCGAAAAAAAAGTTACCTTAGAATCATTTTTCTCCTAATGGATTTACCAATTAACGATAAAGAACTTGCCACTATAGTAAAGTCACTGACTTTAGGTGGAGATACTGCATTATATCAGAAACTTAAAATAGTTAAAGATGTTAGAGATGCAAATCCTGGTGGTCCTTATAAGAAAATAATTCGTGATACTTATGGAATGGTAATCTAATGTTTTTTGATAAAGTGAGTTTAGTTACTGGTGGATTTGATCCTATTCATAGTGGACATATAGCATATTTTAAAAGAGCTAAAGATCTTTCTAATTATTTGGTTGTTGGTATTAACAGTAATGAATGGTTAACCAGAAAGAAGAGTCAATACTTTCAATCTTGGGCAGAAAGAGCAGATATTATCAGACATCTTGATATGGTAGATGCTGTTATCTCTTGGGATGATAGTGATGAATCTGCCTGTGGTGCTATTGCTAAGTGTTTAGATATTTCTAACACAGTTGTTTTTTGCAACGGTGGAGATAGAAAGAAAGGAAACACACCTGAGATAGATGGTTATGGTAAAGATCCCAGAGTTCAATTTGAATTTGGTATAGGTGGAGAAGATAAAATGAATAGTAGTTCATGGATACTTCATGGTTATTTTGAAAGACAACGTAAATTATTAGGAATATGATTAAATCATTTGGTTTATTGATTCTAAGATTATCAATAGGAACTATGCTCATACATCATGGTTATGAGAAGACAGCAGACATAGAAAACTTTGCTGATGCATTTGTAAGACCTATTGGAATACCTTTTCCAATCATAGCATCTTACATAGCAGCATACTCTGAGATCTATGGTAGTTGGTTAGTGATAGCAGGATTGTTTACAAGATTCGCAGCACTATCAATTGTAGGCACAATAGGTGTAGCAATATACCATGCTATTGTAACTGCAGGATTCAACATCTACTTACTAGAACTCTTGATACTATACATGGGAGGAGCATTGTGCATCCTGCTATTAGGTGGAGGAGACTTCGCTATCGACAGGTTACTGAAGAAGTTTGGTATCAAATTTAAAAAACCCCATATACCTTTTACGTAAAGTGATTACTACATCTGGACATATATTTCACATGGTTATTACCATACTAAGTGGCACAATTGTAACAACAAGCTTGTGCTTAGTGATGATGTATGCTATGATGGACGATAAATAATCCTACCCCTATGACAATTCGTATGAGAGATGACATTCTTGCTAATCAAATCACATACTACAATGGTTTAATAGCAAAGCATAAACAGAATGTTGAGATCTACCTTAATAATCCTGTTGGTATAGGAGAACATCCAGATGTTATGGCAGCAATCGAAGCAGAGGTAACGTCTATAGCACAGGCACACGAAAAGATAGAGGTAATAAATCACTATTTCTTGAACAGGTAATATGGCATTAGCAGCAGACTTAAAGGAGGGAACCAAAAAGTCTCACTCTGCAGCAGAGAACACTAAGTTCGTTGCAGGATTCCTTCGTGGTGTGGTAGATGAAGAGTCTTATAGAAAACTTATACAAGACTTTTACTTTATCTACTCAGCATTAGAAGAGGAGATGGAGAGATTAGAAGACGATAATTTTTTAAGTCCTATCAACTTCTCAGAGTTGGATAGGGTAAAACATTTGAAGAAAGACTTACGTTATTACTACGGTCCTAATTGGAACCAGACTATCAAACCATCTCAAGCATGTGTACAATATGTTGAGAGGATACATGAGGTAGCAGATAGTAATGAACCATACTTATTAGTAGGACATCATTACACTAGGTATCTTGGTGACCTATCTGGTGGGCAGATATTAAAGACAATAGCAGAGAAGGCATTGGACTTACCACAAGGTGAGGGTCTAAACTTTTATGAGTTTGACATCGCTGACAAGAAGGCATTCAAAACTAAATATAGAGAAGCACTTGATACTCTTACTACAGATGAGAGTATTATCAATGCTATAATAACGGAAGCAAACTATGCGTTCCGTCTTAACATGTATGTTTTTGACGAGATCAAATCAACGGATCCTTATCCTGCGATGACAGCGATCAAAGGGTTCTGGAAATTTCTATTAGGAACTATCAACAAATGAAATACTTTCACATCTATATTAACGAGAGGTGTTTGTTTAAAAATTTAAACCAAGAAGAGTTTGATTTGATATGGGGAAGGATATATCGCTCATATTTTAGAGACGAACTCACATACGTTGAGTGTATAGATGACGCATGCATACAGGGTAAAATAGAAGAGCATTCTTATTGAGTAGAATTACTCATTGACAAAATTGTAAAGAAAACGTAATATAAATAACGTTAGGTGTTGTTTTCCACACCTACCTACAGCGGACTCGAAAGTATCGCCATCCATTGCACAACTGCTCTCAAACCAAGACCTATAGGCAGTATAATACTTCGTCTTTCATATCCAGTAGTGAGGGATTACTGGAAATAAGTTTCGCATCTACC